AAACTACCACTCAATTCGATACCACTCTCCAAAGTAACATTGACTGGTGTTATTTCTTTGGTGGTATGACTATAAGTTCCACCTTGATAAATTACTCTAGCTGTAGCACCTTGAAGTTTATTATAATCACCGTGTCCGTTATCTGTAGCACCAGTATCTTCTACACCATCATAAAAATCATTTGTAGTATCTTGATTCTGTAGTGTTGCAAGCCATGTTTTAACATCTGTATGTGTCCAACTTCTATTGAATTCCAAAATAGTACAAATTAATCCAGCCGCTATAGGACATGCCGCACTAGTGCCGCTAAATCTAGTATCTCTACTTTGAGTAGGTGAACCGGTTTGTGAATCTGCCCAATTTGTTCCACCACTTTTACTAACATATGTATCATCATATCTAGGAAGATTTGTACCATATGTTCCTCTTGTTGCGGCTAAACTACCATCTCCTGGTGAAAACAAGTCTATTTCATTTCCCATATCACTGTAATTGACTTTTCTTTCTTTTGTACTACTAGCATACTGATCATCTAAACAACCAACATTAATTGTTGCTCTTGCTCTACTGCCGCTCGCTACATTAATAGTTCCTGTCATTGCACTATGGTATTGACAAATATATTTAAAACTTATTCCGCCTGTAGTCGATGGTGTTCGTTGAGTAGGAGACCATGTCACTGTACCGCTTTGTGCTCCTTGTCCGGAAGCAGTAGGATATTGCACTTGATCCCCAGTTCCTGTGCCGGCTCCCGAAGTTTTAATGTAAAAAGGATGTCCGCTAGCATTTACATTAAAGTTTACAGTATCACCTCTATTAATAGTAATAGTCGGATTGCTTCCACTTACTGATCCGTTTCTATCTGTTCCTGTCATAGTATAGGCGCCAGATCCATTGTTACCTACACTAATGTTATATGTTATAGCATCGTCAAAGTATGCTCCAGCATCTTGTGGAAATCCTGGTCTATTAGTTGTTGGCATAACTTGATATCCAAACTGAGTTACATTGATGCCATCACCAAAATGTCCTGAACTGCTAGTATGCCAATAATTATCATAGTCTGGATGATTATATTTGGTTTGTTTTTGATTACTATTACCTGCCGCACATACTGTAATAACACCAGCATCTGTCATTTCTTTAGCAGATACATTTATGCTAGACGGTAAAAACTCACTTTTCATTCTTCCGCTATCGCCTGTGTCACCTACATAACGCATAAACTGTGGTTTGTTACTGTCTGACGTATAGTTTATTCCTGCTGTTGTTCTATGAAACCCATAACCACTCGAACTAGGTGTTGCTCTATATCCCCAACTGTTTGAACTAACTGTAGGATCTTTAGTTCCATATTTTGAATTAGTTGGCTTTGCTTGATGGAATATTTTTTGAACGTCCCATACTTTTGTAAGTCCAAGTCCGTATCCACTATATCCGTCGATAATCCATTTATTAGCATTATATGCCCAGCCGTGTGTTCTGCCAAATATCTGACTAGCACATTGAGTACCATGTGTTCCGCTGTATGTAAGTGTGTTAAAGTCTCCTACTGCTCTTAATCTTGTATATGATGTTTGTATTGAAACTGTTCCATAACTAGAAAATCCAGCACTTCTATTACTAGTGCTTCCCCACCAATCTCTAGCCGCAGTTTCTGTTGGCACTGTAGTTCCATCCCATCTAGTTTCTGTTCTGCTACCTGCGGCATTAAACCAGTCCGGATCAATATAATAAGGACTATCAAAAACCAAATCTAAACAATCACATATACCGTTACCCGGTAGTACATTTCCACCTATATAGTCTGTTGGTGATTCACCTGTTGGTCTATTATTAATAAATTCTATATGACCTATCCAAGAACCATTATCCATGCAGATAACATCAACATCCTTACCTGTTCCATATTTTTTAATATTAGCTGTTACTGTTAAAGCATCACTTGACCATATATCTCTTTTTGGTTTAGGTCCATTTTCTCTTGTTATTCTCAACAACTGATATCCACATCTACGCAAATCATCACTAGTAGGATTTGTTGGAAAATCAGCAGAACTAGCAAATTGATTCCTGTGTTTAACTGGTTCGTTATATCTATATGTATCCGTGATCTCACAATGCAATTCATCTTCAGGAGGCTGAGGGTAATCATCTGGATTTCGATCTGGGTCTTTGTGTATAAATTCAATTTGCGGATCTTTTTCTAATTCTGCCGCTTCTTCCTCACTTAACCAAAATACACCTCTTGTAGGACTGTGTAGTATGTCATCAGTTTGCTCTACTTCTCTTGCTACATAAGTAGGATCATCAGCATCACGCAAACTAATATCTAATGCATCATATTGTTCTTTGGTGTGTGTACCTAAATGATAATGAAATTCTGCCATTATATCTCCTGCTAAACTTATTTATTCGCAAGAGTAGCAGTCATAAGAACAGGGCCACTTGGGCCCTGTTCTATTTTTGTCGAAATACCTATTAGGTAAATGCAAGTTGACCGCTAGTAACAGCAACTTTAGCTAGATAGTCAGCGGCATTACCAAGTGAACTTGCTTGGTTGCTTAGTTCTACATAACCATAACGTGTCATGAAGCTAACTACTGGCTCGAAGCTTGACGGATCAAGCACTGTACCACTTGACATCAACGGAATGTATGGGCAATAGAACGCCGCGGCGTCTGTTTCTGTTGCACCTTTGTAACCAACAAGTACGTCATCATTAGCCGCATACTGGTTTACATAAATTCTCATTGTGCCGTTCAAAGTACCTACAAATTTAGTATTTGTTGGTGCTTCAAATGTGCCTTCAGTTGATCTTGCGAACGCTGAAGTTGTAGCACTTTGTAGTACTGTTAGTACTGTTGGGCTTACAACTGCCCAGTTACCAGCGCCACGTCTTGTTCTTGCGGCGATAGTGTTTGCGTTCTTGTTAATAAGAACTGCAAGAGCGGCATGCTCGTCACCTACGAATGTAGCAGTACCTGACACTGCACCTTGTGCATATGTATCAGTTGCTGTACCAGCAAGTGATGTTAAGCTAGCAATGATCTCTTGGTCGATTTCAGCAGTAATTTCTTGGGCTAGTGCCTGCATAATTTCTGCTTCAACGTCCAAGCCATGCATTGACTGTGCGTCTTGAGCCGCTTCAAATGTCCAGCGAGCTGATAGCTTTCTGGTTTTCGCTTCAACTGTTTGTTTCAACACTTGAATTGACATTTTCTTACCGCCAGTACCTTCTAGTACTGAAGTAGCGTCTGCTCTGTTTGTAGTTGCGTTACCTGAGTAACCAGTTGCGATTGCAAATGGGCTCAATGCTTCGTCACCAGCTGTTGCTGAATCAAAAGTTTCTGCGTAACGTACACGTAGAGTGTGAATCTGTCCAACAGGCCCTGTCATAGGCTGAACACCAACGATTTCGTTGGCGATCACTGTTGGCATAACACGTCTGATCACTGGAAGAATAACCTTGTTAAGGGTTGCAATGTTTCCTGCACCTGTTGCACCAGCACCGGCTGCCTCTGTGAGGTGGCGCTTAGTGTTTTCAAGTACTGATTCCATTACTTGCTTTTTTGTTCCAGTAAGACCGTCTGTTAGGGCGTCTTTAGTTGCACCCCAATTTTCCATTAAATTGTCTGCCATTTTAGGTCTCCTTAACTTATACCGGCTAATTTTCGAAGGTAAACAATATTAGCATCTGCGTCAGCTGATGCTGATTCGTTTGCTTTGTTTCCAGTGATTTCTGTTGAAGATTCACTTAATACCTTCTTATTGGTCTTTGGTTTAGCGTCTTCCTTCAATACTGAAGGTAGATACTTGTTGAATGCATTTTGTAGCTTGTCTGTTTTTACACTTTCAAGCAATGCTTTCATTATTTCTTTGTGGTCTCTGCTGAGTGGTGCCATCATTTCTTGCATAATTTGCTTTCTTTCGGCAGTATCGTTTGCAATACGAGCGGCTTTTGCACTCTCTTGTACTAATACTTCTTTCTCAGCGATGGCTTTATCTTTATTACCAATCTCACTTTGTAGTCCTTCAACAATTTTTTGAAGTTTGGATACTTCTGTACCTTCATTCAAATAACTGCTCATAAACTCAGCGGCATACGTTTCGAAAATCTTACGTCCAAAGGTATTTTCTTTGGCTGTTTGAATATCTTCACGTAATGTGTTAAGTTCTGACTTAATAGTTTTTTCCATTATGCCATTAACTTTACCTGCGGCTGTTCTAACGAAGTTCTGCTTAGTTTGATTAATAACTTCTTTGCCTTCTTTGATCATTTTGACTTTTGCTTCAACTAGTGAGCGTTTGTCTTCATGAAACTCATTGAGCTCTTTGGTTAGTTGCTCCATGACAAAACCTTCTAGTTTAGCCATGTTGTTGTCTTGAGCATTACGATCTTCGCGAAGTTCATTAATCTCTTTGCGAAGTGCTTCCATTACAAACTTATCAAGAACAACTGCATGTTCTTTCATATGCTTGCGGTAAGCTACACGATCTTCAGCTACTTGTGCTTTATCTGTTTTAAACTCTTCGAGTTCTTTTACAATAACATCACTTAGCATTTTATCTGCCGCTTCAACAATCTGCGACTTGTCATTTTCATAACGAGTTGCAAATTCTTCTCTAAGTTCAGCTGTGATTGCCTCACGAGCTTCTGTTAGTTGGGTTGTCCAAGCTTCAGATAACGAAGATCTAACCTCTTCGGAGAGCGTATTTGAGTTTAATAGTTCATCCATTGCATGAGCCATATTAATCTCTCCTATATCTCAGGTTTTTAATAAAATTTGTTACCTCTTCCTGGAGATAACGTTGTGCACCTTTGTCGTGTCTAGTTGCTTCAGCGACATCCATTAATACATTGCCCCGTTTATGATTCATTACTCTTTCATAAATTGGATCGGGATAAGCACTAGGAGCACTTGGATTTGCAACAATATCGACTGTAATGATTTCAAAATCTTTAACTATGCCGCTATCATTAACATTGCCACTGCCTCGGCTTGACACGCCTAAATGACACCCACTCTCAATAAGGGTTTTACAAATGTTTCCCATTGGAGTAGGCAATAGTTTCAGCTTACCAATACCGTTCGCACCATCAGTATCCATTTCAGTAATCATGTGACTTACACGATCTAAATTGATATTGAGGTCATCTGGGTGATCAGCTTCGCCTAATACACTATATCCACCTTTAATTTTTTCATTGATTGCCTTAACGGCTGTATGAATTTCATCTTTTGTGTAGATACGGTTATTTTGGTTGCGTACATCGCCTTCAATAAAAATACCTTTCATATACAAGCTCTTACCGTTACCTTCATCTACTGTTTCAGTTACGATATTTGCTTGATTAAATGATAAGTGTTCTTTTAGCGAAATACTCATATTACTTCATTCCTCTGATAGGACTGTCGCTTTTAGTTGCTTCACGTTTAGGGGCAGGTGCCGCTTTGGGTGAACCAGCTTCTTGAGGACCAGTTACATTCATACTTTTTACGGCTGGGGCACTAGCTTTAGGACCTTCTGCTGTATCAGTTGGATGTGGTTTAGCATGTGCATTACCTGCACCTTTTGCTACTGGACTTCCTTTGTCACTGCTATCACTGTGTGAAACACTAACTGCACTCAATTTAGCGCCTTCTTCCATAGCTTCAACTGATTCCATTTCCATGTCATCGTCGTCACTTGGTTCTTCGTCGCCCATCATGTCTGAAAATGCCGCTCTTAATTCAGCAATCGCATCTTCTACATTATCCATAGCTTCTTCTGCATCTGCAGGCTCATCGCCTCCGTCTGCTTCTGGTTCCATGTCCATGGCTAATTCCATTTCGGCTTCATCGCCTTCCATGTCTTCATCATCCATGATTTCTTCTTGGTCGATTTCTTCTTCAGCAGTTTCAATGTCGTCAAGGAAATCTTCTTCAGCATCAGATGCGTCAATCGCTTCTTCTACTTCTTCCTCGTTATCGTCATCATCTGCTTCGTCGAGATCGATAGTTTCATCTAAATCGTCTTCTGCAATATCGTCTTCTACAATTTCATCATTCTCTTGTAGAGATGACCAGTGATTTTTTGCTTTTTCTACAAACACATTGTGAAGTAGATCAGCCGCTTTATCTTGCTCATCATTAACGATATATTCGAGGACCTTTACTAAAGATTCCTTATGTTCGCTCATATCATTCTCCTTAAAAAATTACAGGCTTACCAAGATGGTTTACATCTATATTTACACAACCAAGACGTTTCGCTTGGAAAACACCCTAAAAAATGGGTATTTTATGAATATCTCTCTGAGATAAGTAAATTTTACGGTTGTAAATTACTGCGCCGGGGGTCGAGCATATATCTTTTTAACTCTTTCAACCCTAGTAGCATGTTCAACATTATGAACTTCTCTTTGCTTTCTAAGACGGTTTATATGCTTTAAAGTTAGCCTAGACTTACGCACATCATCTGCTTGTCTGTTGCTATAATCGTCATTTTCAGCGTCATAATATTCATTTAAAATGTCTTTACTACGCATTTTCATCTCCCTCAGGCGCCGCTTCAGCACCACTAATTGGGCTAGCACCTTCTTCTGTTCCATCTCCAGAATCAACGTCTGGAATATCCATGTCTGCTCCGCCGTCCGGAACATCAAATCCTCTTACACCAATATTTCCTAATCCTGGCATTGCATCTGCTTGTGGTGTTGTACCGCTTAGATTTTCTTCTTCCCACATACGTTCATTTTTGAGAATCTCATCTTCATTAAGACCTAAGTATTTCTCCATTAAGAAACGTCTGCTCATATATGGAACACCTTCAAGTCCACTGAATACGTTTGCTCTAGCCGCATGTACTTCAATTTCTTTGTATTGACTAAAACTCTGTGGTTCTACAAATTTTAAATCAAACAAACTAGCATCGATATTGATACCTTTGTTTTTCATAAACAGTTTAAACTCTTTATCTAGTGCAGGAGCAATACTGTTTTGTAATCGCATACAGTATTGGTTAAATCTATATTCTTGTATAAATGCTGTACCTACTCTACCATCTACATAGCTAGCTGTTCCATCATCAGGACCAGTTGGTAAGTAACTGCTAGGTACACGCAATGCTCTTAGCATTTTGTTTGTAAAATAACGTAGGTCGTCAATTTGACCTAAGTTTTCTCCACCAGGAAGGACTTCAACTTTACTACCTCTGCCTTCAGCAGTTTGTGCAAAGAAGTAGTCTTCCATAATGCTTAGTGGATTGTAAGCCGCATCCATAATGGTTGTACCACCGCCTGTTTTGTTAGGAATGCGTTTCTGATGAATTTCGTTTTTAACACGCTCTACAAAACCCATAGCTTTGTTGGGAGGCATATTGCCTACATCAACATAAAACACTCTGCGTTCCGGAGCACGTTGTACTCTATATATAATAATTGAATCTTCAAGCAATTCTTTTTGCTTGTATGTTTTAAATATAGGATCAAGTATACTGCTACCAAAGGGCCAGTTGTTGTCCATACCTTCTGTCATACCTAAATGTACAATATGTGTTGCATCTACTGTGTACTCTTGTATGTTTCCAACACTATTATTAGCATAATTTCCAGCTTGACCTCCGTAGGCACCTCTGTCTAGTGTTTGACCACGTTGCATACTATTAACTGTACCATATGTTTGTGCATGTTGTACAGGTTTACTAACAGTTTTTTCCTGCATGTTAAGATCAATGTTTTTGATAATATACTGTTCAGGTTTTTTACCTTTAGCTTCGTTTACAACTGCTTTGGTAACATCAACAGAATTTACATAGTATAGTGTCCATGTTTCTGGATCTCTAATAAAAAATTGATCTCCGTACTTAACTGCATTACGAAACATACGAAAGATTCTTTGATCCCATTCTTGCAAGTTACACCATTGTTGTAGTGTTTGCTCTAGGATTTTAACTTCACTTTCAGTAGATTGTTCTTTGTATTCTATTTTGAAAGGTAGTTTGCTGTGTTCGTCTATTTGTGTGCTAAATTCACTAATAATGTCAAGGGCCGCATTGATCTCACTGTCCATGTCCATTTGATCATACTGCACATAGCGTTCAACTCTATTTGGTTGTCCACTGTATACTTCAGGTAACCAACTTTGAAAACGGCTAGAACTACTAGGTTTCATACCTGTAGAATTTGGGCCGTTGTATGCTGTAAAATGTTTTTTCCAACTCATGTAGTACTCGATTCCTGTTTTATTATAATGTATTTATAGTATTTGTCAACCATTTTCATTTATTCATTCGGGTTTTGATCTGGTGTAGTTGTGGTAGGTGGTATCGGGTTCTGTGGATTCGTTGGGTTTAATGGCATATCATCCCAGTTAACTATCAACATTCTAATTGCGTCTCTTGCTCCGTCTTTTAAACTTCCCCAATCAATAGGCTGACTCATGTCTATATTTGAGTCGCGTATTGCAGGCATCTCTTTTATGTCATTGAGGAACCCAGTCACTGCCGACATGCCTTGTTGAAATTTTAAACTTGCAACGATTGTAGCATTAGCGCCAATAGCCGCCGCCATATCTCCTATTACACTCATTTTTTCTGACCAATTAGCATCACCTGCAATTACAGCGGCCCAGGGCTGAATACCTATTTTGCCGAATGCTTCGCCAAATGCTTCAATAGCCTGTGTTGTGTTTGGATTGCTAAACCCTGCGTTCATTGCATCAATGAATCCTCTATAAGCATCTACTACATCATTACTAGCACCACCCATCATACCAGTAATAAATGTGTTAACTAAATTTCTACCTTGCATAAATGCTTCTTCTTGTGCGGCTGTTAATCCTCTTTGATCCCCGGTTTGTGATTGTCTATCAGCGGCATCTTTTTTCATTTGCTTTAAACCTTCAGCATCTACTTCTGCCATTTTTCTGAATACTTCTAATAATTCGCTAAACGGTCCACCTATAGTAGTTGCTAATCTTTCTAAAGCAGTATCTAATCCACCGCTACCTAATGCTTGATCTCTCATAGCCATTAGTCTCGTCATAAACATTTGATCAATCTCTTCGTTACTTGCCCCGGCTTTAATCATTGCGGCTTGCTCTTTTAGTGCATCCATTAGACCAGGCATTGCTGACATAAGTTCTGGGCCTAATGCCTGTGCCGCTAAACCATCTTGACCTAACAAAAGATTATTCATAGCCTGTTGCATCTGTTTTCCCATTGGTCCCATCATAGACAGATTGGCTGCCGAAGAATTAAATGCTCGTTTTTGTTCATCAGAAGCACCAGACAAAAATATCTGTCCTCCCTGTGATGATCTTGCCGCCATTTGTGCTTGTATTCTTTGTTGAACATCTTGTCCTGTAACTTGTGCCATACGTTCTTGTTGAACTAAGTTTTCTTTCATTGATGCAACAAGATCTTCCTCAGTCATTAATCTCATTTCATCAGCAGTCATTATTCGTCGTCTGAGCTCTATCTCATCTGCCATATACTGTGCCATTTCTACACTGCTCATACCAAAGTTACCAAATTCCTTAGATGCTTCTCTGAATGCTCTTACTGCCGTAATAAATCTTTGACTTCCACTTTCTACACTATTACCAAATTCTCTCATTGCTGTCAAACTACCGCCAACAGTACTAGCAAAGTCAGTTAAACTCAAGCCTATACCAGCTAATCTTTTAGATGTGTCAAGAACATTTGTTCCAAAAGTAAGACCAACTCTACCACCGTAACTTAATGCATTGCCTAGTTCTTCAGCATATCCAGCTACCAAACCAAATTGAGTAGCTATCATACCTAGTCCAGCCGATCTTAACAGTCCTGTAAAACCTTCGTTGCCGCCTTGTGCTACTTTAATTGCTTGACGACCTAGACTGTTTACACCATCTTTCATAGCTCTAGCATGACCTTGCATTCTTTCACGATTATCTTTTTGTAGCTTTGAACCTAATTTTTGAATTTCTTGTTTGGTTTGTTGTTCAGTCCTGATAGAACTTGCGGCTTTAGCAGTTGCGGCGGATTGTCCACCAACTAGTTGTTGCATTGTAGCTAATAGTTGTTCTTGTGTGCTTTCCATAGCAAAATCAGGAACATCTATCGGAACACTTCTGCCGCCCATTGGGATATTAATTTGTGCCATTAATTAACTGCTCACTTAACATAGATAAATAGTTTTAACTACTAATGTATTTATAGGTAAAAAATGAGCGAAAATCCGTTACTCGACTACTATCGTCAAAAAGAAATATATGTAAAACTTCCAACAGGCGGTAAATGGTATAAAAACAATCCAAAACTAACTTTCGATGGAGAGATAGGTGTTAAAGCAATGAGTGTAAGAGACGAACTTATACTCACAGTTCCTGACGCACTATACAACGGGCAAGCGATATATCAATTGATTGAAAGTATTTGTCCTGACATCGAAGACCCACATGAAATATCATTGCCAGATGTTGATGTATTATTACTAGCAAGTAGAGCCGCAAGTTTTGACAAAAAGATGGCAGTTGAATCTAGGTGTCCTCACTGTGATACTACAGA